GCTCGGATTACCCGCACAGCAGGGCTGCTGGGAAGGACCCGCGACCCTCATGCCGCGCCCCGCTCGAAGGTCTGACGGATGCGGAACCGCAGCCGCTTCTCGACCTGGGCCTGCAGGTCGCCGGCCTGCGCGATGCTGTCCAGGTCCAGCCGCTCGGTGTAGGTGCCGCGCTTGACGAACAGCAGCACGGGCCGGATGTTCATACCCTGCGCGCCGGTGCGGGCCCAGATGCCGGGCGCCAGGTGATCGCCGCGGCGGCCTGGCCGCAGCCGGCCGTAGACCACGAAGTACTGCACCCCGCTGATCGTGCGCACCCCGGCCGCACTGGTCGTGATGTTGGCCAGCCGGTCGCGGCGCCGCTTCGTCATGTTGGCCCGGTAGCCCTGCTCGCTGAAGGCCGCAAAGTAGGACAGCAGCTGCACGATGAACGGACCGCGAAGGTTGCCGCGGCCGTCGTCGCTGCCGGGGTACGGCTCCCGAGGGATGGCTGTCTGGTAGCCCGCAGGCAGGATGCCTGCCCGCTCCAGGGCCACCTCGCTGCGCTTGTTGCGACGCCTGCCGCCCTCGATGTGCGCGGCCAGCACCTTGCCGGGCTCGACGCCCTTGCCGCCCTGGTAGCGCGGCTCCACCTCTGCGATGAGCCTGTCGGGCTGCGCGCGCGTCACGCGCACGCTGCTGATGACGTAGGGCGTCGGCCTGTCGAAGACCTTGCGCATGTCCGCCTGGTAGGCCCGGCGCACGGCGAAGGCCGCGTCGTTGAGGGCTGCCGCTGCCGCCTGGTTGAACCCGAACCGACCGATGGCTCGCAGCTCTTTCTCGACCGTGTCGAACCCCTGCAGCTTGACGTCGATCCTCATCGAATGCCCTCCCATGGCTGGGCCTGCGGCCGGTAGCTGACGAGGCCACGCCGGGCCATGTCGACGGCGCTGCGGGCCTGCTGCAGCCATCTGTCGATGACCTCGACGTGCAGGCCCTGCTGCTGCGCCTGGCGCCAGGCCGGCATCTGCAGGACGTAGGTGCGCACCAGGCACTCGCGCAGCGGCCTGGCCAACATCTCGACGGCGCGGTGCGTCGCTGCGGCGTCGCGCATGTCGGCCTCGGTCAGCGGGTGCGGAGGCACCAGCTCGGCCGGCACCCAGTCGGCGCTGTCGGGCCGCAGCCAGGCAAACGCGCGCGCCCAGCGGCGCAGCGTCACCTCGATGTGCTCCTGGGCGGTCATGCCGCGACCTTGCCCTGCATCGCCATGCACGCGCCGTCGCCGGCCAGCGGGCGGATCATCACGAAGGCGCCGCCCTGCCCTTGCGCCTGGAACAGCGCGAGGATGTCCGGGTCGCCGCCCCAGGCTGTGCCGACCGCCAGCGATCCCTCGCGGGCGAAGAACCAGCCGGCCTGGCCGGCCAGGCCGCGCCGCACGCACTCGGTGACGTGGGCGTCACCCAGCACCCGACGGTAGTCCCTGACCATGTCGGCGGTCACCGGCATCGCTTCGCCGATCAGCTTCATCACCCCACTCCGTCCAACCTTTCCCTCCGTCCAACCTGTCCAACCTGGTCCCCTCGCGTGCGCGCCGGCGTGGGCGGGCGCCCGCTCGCCCGCTCGCCCGCCTGCATGCGCGCCCACATGCGCATACGAGGGTTGGAAGGTTGGACGGCCACCTATGTCGTCCAACCTCTCGTCCAACCTTTCGTCCAACCTTTGCGCAGGTTGGACGGCGGGCGAGGTTGGACGGATCGGAGCCGCCACATGGGCCATCGGACGACGGGGCGAGGTCATGCGTCGCCCTCCCCTGCGGGACCACCCGCAGAGCCTCCGGCTGCCGCCGGCCGGGAACACCCGGGCCGCCAGTAGCGCCACAGCCGTGGAGGCGCGGCGTCTCGCCGCTTCTCCCAACCCAGCTTGTGCATCGCAATGCCGACGCGCGTGGACATCTGCCGCGCACCGTCGATGCGGTCGACGGGCACGCCCAGCGCCTTGGTCAGCAGGTCGTGCGACGTGAACGAGTCGATGTCGCAGACCTCGTGCATGGTGTCGCCGTACACGTTCTTGCTGTTCAGCCAAGCGGCCAGGCGCTCAAACCACGGGTCGACGATCTCGCGCTGCTCTTGCTCCGGCACGAGGTAGCGCTCGGTCTCTTCGCGCGTCGGGTAGTACCGCGAGACGTCCGGGTCGTCGCTGGCCAGCCTGGCGATCGCCTCCGCGAACAGCTGGTCGCGCCACTCGGCGAGCTTCAGCACGTCGATGTCGCCCTCGCAGGCCACGGGCCAGAATCGCCGCGCGCCGGTCGGGTCCTTGAAGTATTCCGACTGATTGGTGGATCCCGCGAACACCCCGCTGCGCGGGCGGTCGGTGCTGCGCCGCGCGAACGGCTCGCGCACGCGGTCGACCCGGCTGGACACGTACTGCTTGACCGCAGTCACCTCGGCCCGGTTGAAGCTGTCCAACTCGCCGACTTCGTACAGCCACTTGCCGGCCAGGCTCAGCATCGCGTCCTTGTCGCCGATCTTGATCGGGGTGTCGGCGAACCAGTCGTCGTTGCCGACGAGCGTGCGCAGGGCCGTCGACTTGCGCTTGCCCTGGGCACCTTCGAGCACGACCATGTAGTCCATCTGGCAGCCTGGCACGCGCACGCGCTGCACCATGCCCATGACGAACCAGGTGCCGACCATGCGGCTGTAGGTGCTGTCGGCTGCGCCGAGGCACTCGTGCAGCCAGTAGGGCAGACGCTCGACCCCGTCCCACGCCGGCAGCGCGTCCAGGTAGGTCAGCACCGGGTGATAGCGGGCGTGAAACGCCGCCATGGCCACGCCGGCGACCAGCGTGGCCTCGGACCGCACCGTCAGCCTGATGTGCTCGGTGATCCACAGCCCCAGCAGGTAGTCGTCGCTGGTCGTCCATTCGCCGGCCTGTGAGTCCCACGGGGGGTCGGCGAGCTTCATCACGCGGTGCGCGAACTCGTCATACCCGACCAGCCCGCGCAGTGCTGGATGCTCGACCAGCAGGATGAAGACGTTTTCGCGGCAGTCCTTCCAGCCGTTGTCGCTGCGGATCATCCGCCGCCGCCACGAGGCCAACGGCAGATCGACCACCGGTGCGTCGTCGTTCGCGACGCGCTCTTCCTTCCGCGCGGAGCCGGCTGAAGGGGTAGGCGAGGGTTCCGACACGGGCCTCAGCCTCGGCTTGCGCGGAGGCTTCCAGCCGGCGGCCTTGGCCATGCCGAACACGGTGGCCTCGGTGATGCCCGAGCCGCGGAAGCTGTCCCACTTCTTGCGCAGCGCCTCGGTGCCTGGGTACTTGGTGCCCTTGCTGCTCCAGTAGTCCCACAGCCTGAACCCGGGGTCTCCAAGGCCCGCCTTGATCGCCATGCCGACGTCGACCCAGTCGTCGTGCGGCATGTCCGGCGACAGGGCCTGCAGGGCGCCTTCCAGGCGCTGTGCGAGGTCGTCGGATGGCGCCGCAGGGGTTGGCGCGGCAGGCTCGGCGTGGGCCTTGCCCGCGCGTACTGTGGCCCGCAGGCGCCTGATGTCGCTGTCCGCGATCGGCCTGACGTCCTCAGGCGTGCCCGGCCACCGCCGGCCCGTGCAGGTGAAGAACTGCCGCCCGCAGAACACCTCGACGCCGACGTCGTTGTTCTTGAAGGTCGTGGTCGTGCCCTGGACGATGATGTGCACGCCGCGGCCTGACGGGCTCAGCTCGGTGTAGCTGCCGCACGCTGAGATGATCGACTGGCAGCGTTTGGACACCTCCCCGGTGTCGAGGTCGATGGCGCCGTCCAGGTCGATGCCGATCAGGCCGTCACCAGGCAGGAACGCGAAGCCGGCGCCGTCGTACCGGCGCGCGCGCACCTGCTCGACGGCCTGGTCGAAGCTGGCCAGCTGCGCGCGATCGTCGTCGCTGCCCTGTTGTCCCCGTCGGCGCTGGCCGTTGACGTAGTACGGCACCTTCCGCGGCTTCTTGTCGCCGTCGAAAGTCTCGAAGCGCCACACCAGCCACTGCTGCCGCTCCCGCATGGCGGCGGGCAGGTTGGCCAGCATCTCCGCTGGGGACTGATCGGTCATCGGCTCGGCCATGGACTACTGCCCACTGCCTCTGTGATGCGCGCGCTCATGGCACGACTTGCACAGCGAGACCAGCTGGTACAGCAGCTCGTCTCCGTGGTTGGCATACGTGAGGTGGTGCACGTCTACCGCTGGCTTCTCAAGGCAACCCTGGCAGACGTACCCGTCGCGCTGAAGCGCGCGAGCGCGCAACTGTTGCCATCGCTCGGTGCGCAGGTATTGCTCGTGTCGTGAGCGACCCTCCTGGCGCTTCTTCTCCAGCCTGGCCTCGTACGCCTGCGCCGATGCAATGCGCCGATCAAGGTCCCATTGGTCCGCCAGGCTTTCATCCCAAAGCGGCGGCGGCACAGCAAACGTAGACTGCTTGAGCGGGTTGCTGGTCGCCGCGCCGCAGCTCAAGCACTGGTGCCGGAACTGCACCCCTCCCCCACGGATGCCGCGCTGCCGAACCTCGGTGCTCAGATGCGCGCAGTCGAGCGCCCCTAGCGCCTCTATCTCGTCGCCCATCGGAACCGAAAGCAAGCCCTGCATGTCGGTCATCTGGCCTTTAGCCGCCCCGGCGCGTCATGCGTCGGCGTGTTGGGCAACAGCATCGGCCACACGCGCCCGGCGTCGATCGCGCCCGTGGCCAGCTCGCTGAACGTGCGCGTGATGCGCGCATCGCGGGCCAGGTCGCGCGCGCACTGCGGCGTCCAGCCCTCATGCGGCCAGTTGGTGGCCGGCCACAGCAGCGCGGTGAAGTGGCCTGGCGGGTAGTCGGCGGACACCGTTGCCGGCGCCTTGCGGCGGGCCCGGTCCCGCACTGTCGGGTCAGCGGGGCGCAGCAGGTGCGCCGGGAGCGGTTCCTTGCGGCGCGCCGTCATCGTGTAGCACCTTGCGTCGCGCTCGTTTCCTCGACTGGATCGCCGTCGGGGAACACACTGTCGGCATGAACAGTCGTCCCGTCTTGGTGCGGGTCCCCGAACACGAACATTCGGTAGGCGCGCCGGCGGATTTCCGACAGCGCGCAATGCGCCCGGCAGGCGGCCCGCAGAAGGGCCACCTCGACTTCTTCGGTCTCTCTGACCGGGGGAAGCAGGATGATCTTCTTCATCGGGCGCGGCGGCATGTTGGTCCTCACCGAAAAAAATACCCCCGCCGGCTCGGCGCCGACGGGGGCCCAATGACGGCAAAGCCGTCGGGAGGAGACAGGGTCGAAAGCATCAGGGAGCTGCAGCGCCGCAAATGGACATGGCGCACAGGGCGGGCCACACCGCGCGGACGGTCTCAATGCGCGGGTTTGATGTCTGCCCGTTGCGCACCTTGACCAAGGTCGGCAAGGGCACCCCTGAGGAGGCCGCCAAGTCGGCGAGGTCAGCCGTTGGCACCCGCTTCAGGGCGGCGCGGACCTGCTCTGCAGATGGGATCGCGGCGTTCATGAATCCACAATGTACCGCTTCCGGTATAGGTTCGTCAACCGTGCCCGGTTGGAGCGTCCCTGAACATTGGGGGGTGGGTCGCCCGGATCAACTTCCAGAGTTGTGGCGTAGGCTCTGCGCTCTGTGCGGCCTACCCGCGGACTCGTCCATTGACGCGATCCATCGGGAGGTGCGCGTTGTGGGCCGGGGGACACTGCAACGCATTCGCGAGGGCGTCGAAGGTACGTCAATGCGGTCGCTCGGCCTGATTGCGGATCATTTCCGCATCCCGATGAGCAGCTTGATGACGGACGAGCCACTTAGAACGGCCCGCGAGCCCAGCGAGTCCTACGCGCCGAAGCCTGACGCTGTGATCGAGCAGCTGGCGGCGCTGCTGGACGCGCTTGATTCTTCTGAGCAGGCTGCTGTCGCGTTTGCACTGCAAGCCCTTGTCGCGGCCCCTGACAGCGTCAAAGCGCGCGCGGCGCTGGTGCGACTGCTGTCGCGGAAACCCCAACTGGCCTGACACCCTCAAGTTAGGGATGTTGCGGCATAGGCCGCATCTTGCGTACCGTTTCCGGTTGACAGGCTAAGACCGCTAACGGTATCGTGCGTTCCATCAACCCGATGGAGCACACGATGACGCCGACCCTGATCCCATGCGCCGACGCCGTGGCGCGCGTCCAGGCCGCCACCGGCATGGACTACCTGCAGGCCTACCGCCACGAGCAGGGCCGGCAGATGCTCCTGGCCCGCCAGCGCGACATCGAGCGCGCCCGCTTCGCCGACTGCCTGCGCGCCCAGCGCGACGCCCAGCGGGGCCAGCCGTGAGCGTCACGGGCCGCTTCCTGGCCGCCGCTGCGGTCGTAGCCTTCCTGGTCGTGATGCTGGCCGGCTGCGGCGGCGGCGACCCGCTGCCCGACAACGTGCCGGCCCTGGCCGACACCGGTGTGCCCACGCCGCGTGTGGACTGCACGGCGCGGCCGGAGGCGTGCGCATGAACGCCGCCACCGTCGCCCAGCGACTGCTGGATGCCACCCGCGCCACGTGGCTGCGGATCCAGGCCCAGGCCTGCGACCGTGCCATCGACGAGGCGCACGCCGACGGCGTGCTCGACAGCGACACGCTGCGCGACTACGCCCGGCAGCGCGACGCGCACTGGGCCCAGCTGGCCCGCATCGAAACCCGGCGTGCCCTGCGGCGGCTGGACGCCAGGCGGGCGGCCCGATGAACGCGCCCTGCCCGTCACTACAGGCCCTGCTGGCGCCGCGGCACGCGGACCTCGCTGCCAGCTTCGCCCGGCACTGGCAGCCCGGCTGGCCTCACCACCTGATTGCAGCGCTCCGGCACCCCGTGGCCGGGCCGCTGACCCGCATCGGCGCGCGGCGGATCGCGCGCGCCCGTCAACAACACGAACAAGGCGAAGCCCATGAGTAAGGAAGACCTGAGCCTGCACCGGCTCAAGCCCCACGAGCCCGGCAGCGACGAGCGCTGCCGGATTCTGCGGCTGCTGGCGATCCTGCCAGGCCTCCGGGCAGAGCAGATCGAGACGCAGCTGTCCGTGATTGTCCAGGGCGGGCGCGCCGCGCTGCGCGACGCACTGGATGCGCTGCAGCGCGACGGCCGCATCCTGGCCGTCGAGGCCAACTACGGCCTGGGCTTCCGCAACAACATCAGCGAGAACCACCAGCGCATCGTCAGCGGGCGCGGGGCGCTGCAGTGATGACCGTGAAGCAGCTGGCCGTGCGGATCGCGGACCGGGCCGTCGTGGCGGACATCCAGTCCTTCGGTGTCGCCGTTCGCAGCGGCGGCCTGCGGGCCTGGGATTGCCGGCCGATGGTCGACGCCCGCGAGCACTGCGAAGAGGTGGTCGACATGGCGCGCGAGGCCATCGCCTACGCCGTTGCACGCGGCCTGGCCGTCGTCGATGACCCAGCTCAGCCCTACGTGCTGCGCATCGACCAGAAACGACTGGAGGCACTGGATGTCTGACTGGAGATTCACGCCCGCCGGCGACAGCCAGCCCGGCACGCTGGCGCCGCGCGTGCCGCGGCATCGGCCCATCCTGCGGCCGGTCGATGGCCGGCCGGTGCAGGTGCTGCTGCCAGGCCGCTGCGTCAACGACTGCGACCAGGGGCGCCGCGCGTGCGCCACGCCGGGCCAGTGCCGCGGCCGGGCCGGGGACGCGCTGAAGGGCGCGCTGGTGGGCGCCGCGCTGGCCCTGGTCGGCGTGCTGGCGTTTCATCTGTGGAGCCTGTGATGCAGACCCGCCTAATCGGCCTCGTCGGCCGCGCTGGGGTTGGTAAGGACACCGTCGCCGAGATGCTGGCCGAGCACGACTACGTCCGGCACAGCTTCGCCGCACCCATCCGCGTCATGGTCGAGGCGCAGCTGCGCCTGCACGACTTCGACACCTACTGGATGACGGACCGCGCCTTCAAGGAAATCAGCCTGCCGGTGCTGGGCCGCAGCGTCCGCCAGCACATGCAGATCATCGGCCAGGCCCTCCGGGCCGACGACCCGGACTACTGGGTGCGCTGCCTGGCGGCGCGCGCCGGCCTGGCCCCAGGCCGCACACCAGCGGCCTCGCACATCGTCATCAGCGACCTGCGCTTCCGCAACGAGGCCGCCTGGGTGCGTGAGCAGGGCGGCGTGCTGGTTCGGGTGCTGCGCGACGCGCCGGCCGTGGCCGAGCACGTGAGCGAGCAGCAGGTCGACAGCATCGCCTGCGATTTGACGATCTGCAACACCAGCACGCTGCACGATCTGCGCGACCAGGTGCGCGCCGTTGCCGAGACGGTCGAGCGCCGGTATGCGTAAGCGCTGCCGCCGCCAGCCCGTGCCCGCCCTGCCGCGCTGGCTGCGCCCGCGGCTGGACCGCGAGCAGCTGCTCGACCTGGGCCTGGTGCACTCGATGAACCTCGCCGACATGGCCGAAGGCCGCGCCACGGCCGAGACGATGTGGCAGATGGCCGGCGGGGTGCTGACATGGGCGCGGGTAGCTGAGATGCTGGGCGTCGGCCAAGCCGAGATGACGTGCCAGGTGGCCACGATGCAGGCGGTCATCGACCGCTACCGCCGGACGCGCCGCGTGGGCTTCAGCGGCCTCGAGTACGTGGCGGCCCGAGAAGGCGTCGCCGTCATGGACGAGCTGGCGCGTCTGGTTGACCGCCCGACCGCGATGGCCGCGGCCGACTGGTCCGAGGTCGTCATCAACGACCTGATGGCGAAGGCGGCCGGGCACTGGCCGTTTCCACAGTCCGGCACCACGGTCGACGCGCCGCCGCCCTGGAGCGGCCAGGCCGCACCTGCCGATGCCGACGTGGCGCAGATGGAGGAAGCGAGATGGTGAGCATCACGGGATGGATCGTCGGCGCCCTGCAGCGCCTGCTGCGCGGCCGGCCGGCGCCGCTGCCGACGCTGGACGAGGACCGGAAGCGCCTGCAACACATCGACGGCCTGGACACCTGCTACCTCAGCCTGGACGAGCGCCAGGCCCTGGACCGGCTGGTGGCCGCCGGCCAGGCCCGGCGCGAGCGCGCGCTGGCCTTCGGCTCGGCCGTCTATCACCGGTTCCACCTGGAGCCGCGCCAGTGATCGCCGCCGCCGCCCTGGCCGCCACCGTGGCCGCCTGCTCCTGGGACCGCCCGGGCGCGAACCCGTTTACCGGCGACGTGGTCGCGGCCGTCGACCGCTACCAAGACATCCCCGTCGCCGCTCGCCAGGCGCTGAAGGCCCGCATGGCCGCCCGCCGGTACGACGAGATCGCCACCATCACCCGCGACGGCATCGCCGGCGCCTACCGGTACGAGGGCCTGCGCGACATGCACTTCGGCGGCGGCACCGTGTGCCGCAGCGTCTCGCGCGCCGGCTGGCCGGCCCGGGCCGTCGAGCGCGGCCTGGTGTACTGCGAGCAGGGCCACTGCCTGATCGTGCCGACCGTGTGCCGCAACGTCAGCCGCGTGACGCGCGCCGGCCTGACGACGCAGCCGCCGCCCGAGCAGCCGGTCGGCCAGGTACTCGAGGTGCCGGGCGGCACCGGCGGCACCAGCTGGGCGCAGCGCCTGGGCGACCTGCAGCGCGACGAGCCGCAGCTGCGCGCGCTGGCCGGCGGCGAGCGTGACGTGCAGCAGATCGACTGGACGGCCGACACCGGCGCCGCGGCACTGCCGCTGCTGCCCGAGACGGTCGAGCCGATCCCCGAGCCCAGCACCTGGGCGCTGATGCTGGCCGGCCTGGCCGGCGTGTGGGCCGTGGCCCGCAGGAGGACGACATGAGAGACACACAGTGGGCGCCGACCGCGCCCGACGGCCGCTGGGTTCCGACCCTGCTGATGGTGCACGAGCACAACGAACGCGCCTGGGAACGGGTGCGCCGCTCCGGGCGTGTGCAGGCAGGACCCCGGCGCATCGAGCGCGACCGGTCGCGGCTGGACTGGACAGGGGCGGTCATCGCACTGCTGTCGTTCGCTGCCGGGATGCTGGCAGTGGTGGCGGCTCGGGGGCTGGCGTGGTGAAGGGCGACGTCAGCGAGGCCATCCAGTGGCGTGACGTCAGCGCGCACCGGCCCGACGACGACGAGCTGGTGCTGCTGTGGTGCACCGGCGCCAACGAGCCCCTGGGCATGGGCTGGCTGGACACGCACGCGGACATCTGGCGCAGCAGCGAGGGCGTCAACCTGAACGCCATCGTGACGCACTGGGCGCGCGTGCAGGGGCCGTCGGCATGACGAAAGCCAGAGGCATCAACCGCAAGCGCTGGGCACCAGACGCGGCGGCCATCGAGGTTCTGCGCCGCGACTTTCCCGTGACGAAGACGGCCGAGCTGGCTGCGCGGCTTGGCGTGGCCTATCACCAGGTGGCAAAGGCGGCGACCCGGCTCGGGCTGCGCAAGGACGAGGCCTGGCTGAACGGCCCCGAAGGCGGCCGAACCGACGGCCAGCGCGGCCTCGGCACACGGTTCCAGGCCGGCCAAGCCGGATGGAACAAGGGCCTGAAGCTCGGCTCTGACTGGGGCAAGAACACCCAATTCCGACCCGGTCAGAAGCCGGCCAACTACCTGCCGCTCGGAAGCCTGCGCGTTGCATCCAGCGGCTACCTGCAGATCAAGCTGCACGACACCGGCTACCCGCCGAGGGACTGGGTCATGTGCCACCGGCACGTCTGGGAGCAGGCGCACGGCCCGGTGCCGGCCGGGCACGTCGTGGTATTCCGCGACGGCCGCAAGCGACACGCCGTGGCAGAGATCACCGACGACGTGCTCGAGTGCATCAGCCGCGAGGAGAGCATGCGCCGCAACAGCATGCACGCCTTTGGGCCGGAGGTCGCCAGCCTCATCCAGCTGCGCGGCACACTGAGCCGCGTCATCAACCGCCGCGCGAAGGCGCAGGAGGAGACAGAAGCATGAGCCAAGACATGGGCGCCCTGCGCGCGCACCTGTTTGCAGCCCTTGAGGGCGTCAAGAGTGGTCAGCTGGAGCTCGACAAGGCGCGCGCCATCAACGAGCTGAGCAAAACCCTGGTGGATACCGCCAAGGTCGAGGTGGACTACCTGCGGGCCACGGGCGGCGGCGAGAGCGCATTCATCGAGCGCGCCGACGGCCAGGAGCACCAGGCGCTGCCGCCCGGCATCGTCAGCGTGCGGCGGCACCGGTTGGCGGGGTGATGGCTGTGGGACAGCAGCTGGCTCTGCCGCTCGCTCCGCGCCGCCAGAAGCCGCGCGAGCTGCCGCCGATCGAGCGCCTGCAGGCCCTGCTGCGCCGCCGCGGCATCGACCCGGAGTGGCGCCGGCACCCTGGCATGCGGCGCGGGTGGATCTTGCCGCTGGTCGGGCTAGACGCCGGGGAGCGGCATCGGACAGAGCCGCGCGGCCCGTGGACCGGGCTGCCGACTCAGGGCTGCTGGGAGGTGCTGTGCGCGTGGCACATCAACGCGGCGCACGAGTGCCCGGAGGATCGGTATGCGTACCGCGAGCAGCTGGATGACGTCTGGCATGGCCGCGACGACGCGCGGCCTAACGTAGAGCTAACCGGCCTTGGCCGACAGGAGCTGAAATGACCACAGACAGTGCCGGCCAAGGTCCGGTTGAGCGCCGGGTTGGGCGTCTGGTGCCGGAGCGCGCCGGCCTTGCCGACAAGATAGTGCAGACCTGTGCGCTACACGCTCTTGTGCTAACGCTAGGGGCCAAACCAGGCAGCGAGCGCAGCGCGAATGACGTGAGCCGCGAGGCCGCGCTGATGGATGCCCAGATTGAGGGAGAGCTGTGGTCTTGGGTGCGCAGCGTGATGTGCCAGGGAGCAGATATCCGCGTCGACTACGACATGGGCAACCACAAGGGCTATGAGGCGTACAGCGCCCGGCTGGATGCCGCATCCGCAGAGCGAGCACAAGAACTGCTGGCCCGCCTGAAGACGCCCAACGATAGTTTGAGCCGCCAAGGAGGCGCAGATGAAGCATGAAGACGCACATGTGCCACCCGCCGACGAAGGTCGGCTCGACCCGGGTGTTAGGCGGCCGGAGCCGGAGCGCGCGGAGTGGCAGCACCTGCTGCGCTACGGCTACGCGCCCGGCAACTACATGAACACCTGCCAGCGCTGCGGCGAGGTAGCGCACGGCGTGGACAAGCGCGCTCGGTGCTGCCGCCCGTGCGCAGAAGCCCGGCACGCTTGGGAGCAGCCGCCGTGCCAGCAGTGCGGCGCGATGACCGCCGACGAAGCCGCCGCCATGTGCTTGGGCGCTGCGGCTGGCGACGACTGCCACGGGAACCACCTGTGGCCGACTTGAAGACGCCTAACTGCGCAAATAACCGGAAGGCAACGGCGTAGCCGTTGACTTTCCGGGTTGATTTGCTTGTTAGGGCTTTTGGTTGAGGAACAAGATGAAGGTTGAGAACATAGGACTGGCGACGCTGTACCACGGCGATAACCGCGAGCTGCTGGGCCTGAGCGCCGATGCGCTGGTGAGCGACCCGCCCTATGGGATGGCGCACGACACGGACAGCACGCGGTTCACCGGCGGAGCGCACAAGCGCGGAACAGGCCGCGCAGACTGGGGCGACATTGAAGGCGATGCGGCCGACTTTGACCCGCTGCGGTGGCTGGACTTCCCGCGCGTGGTGCTGTGGGGAAGCAACCACTACGCGCAGCGGCTGCCGAAGGGCACGACGCTGGTGTGGCTGAAGAAAGCGGATCACCTATTCGGCACGTTCCTGAGCGACTGTGAGATTGCGTGGATGAAGGGCGGTTATGGGGTGTACGCCTTTCGCAAGCAGTTCCCGCCGCCATCGCGCCAGGCTGAGAACGACGGCAAGACCGTGGCGCACCCGACACAGAAGCCCATTGCACTGATGCAGTGGTGCCTGGACATGGCGAAGGTGCCAGCCGGCGCAATGGTGCTGGACCCGTACATGGGCAGCGGAAGCACCGGCGTTGCCTGCGTGACAACTGGCCGCAGCTTCACCGGCTGCGAGATTGACCAACGCCACTTCAGCACGGCATGCCGAAGGCTAGAGGCGGCACAACGGCAAACCGCGCTCTTTGAGCACGGAGAGCCCTAACGCCCGAGTTCAGCCGCTGCCGTAGGCAGTCGGCTGGAACGAAGTGTTAGGCAGCATTGGCGCCGGAGCGCGCCATTGTTTGCAGTGTTACAACTTTCTTTTGCTGAACCCCTTGCGTATGTTTGATTGATGTACTACAGTACACCCATCGACACACCAACCCGGAGACAGCAAATGAACGGCTTTCAAGTTAACCAGATCGTCGCAGGCAAGTTCGGCAAGTTCGTGATCTTGGCCTTTCGCACCATCGGCGGCGAGCAGTACGCCCAAGTGAAGGAGTACGACGAAGTGACTGGCAAAACTCGGCGCGGCGAAATGTCCCTGCCGCTGACCGCGCTGAAGGCGGTGGCGTGACGCGAGGCGGCCCAGGACGAGGCCAGGGGCGAAAGCCCCTGCCGGCAGAAGAAGCCACCAAGCCGCGCAGCGTGCGATTGAACGATGCGCGCTGGGAAAAGTTGAAGCGCCTTGGGGCTGAGTGGCTGGCGCGACAAATTGACAAAGCAAAGGAGCCTCAGTGACTGAACCTGTTGCATGGATGGTTGTCAACAACGACGGACGAGACGCTTTTGTCACAGCCGACCCGCTGCTGGCAAATGTGAATCTCGGCCAGCGTGCGCTGCCACTTTACGCGGCGCCAGTGATGGACACCTGCGCGAACGTGCGCAGCAGCAGCCCAACCAGCGGCGGCGGATTTGTAGAGCGCGAGCTTGCGGTAGCGCGTGGCCTGGCCGCGAGCCGTGGTGACGATGCGCGCCTTGACGAAGCCGATACCGAACTGGCCGACCTTCGGCAAGCGTGCCGCGAGGGCTGGCGCCACGCGGCCGAACTGGAAGAGGAACGCAAGCGCCTGCAAACCGAGCTTGACCGCGTGAAGCGATACGCTGCCGTGGCGCTGGACGTTTGCACCACGTTCTCCGAAGAAATGAAGGATGGCGGGCATTGGCTGCCGCGCTGGAAGGTGCTCGCGGTATTCGCCACGCAAGAGGCGGCGACGGCACTGGCCGACACGCTGCGCCGGCCGGCTGTTGATGCTGCCTAACGTTGCAAATAAGCTGCCGCCGTAGGCGGTCAGCTTGATTTGCGTGTTAGCCGGCTCTTCCCGAAGCGAGATGAACACTTGATCCATTACCACGGACTACCGATAACGCCAGCGACGGCAGCGAACAAGGCTGTTGAAGCCGGGCACGCCTTTGTGAGCTACGCGCACGCCGACCAGTTGTGCGTGGCCGTGGAGGTGTGCCAGAGCTTCGCGGTGGACAACGGCGCCTTCAGTGCCTGGAAGAAGGGCGAGCCGGTGCAGAACTGGCGCGGCTACTACGAGTGGGCTGCTGCCTGCAAGTTGGTGCCCGCGTGCGACTTTGCCGTGGTGCCCGACGTGATAGACGGCGACGAAGCCGACAACGACGCGCTGCTGGCCGAGTGGCCGCTGCCGCGCTGGTTTGGCGCCCCGGTGTGGCACATGCACGAAAGCCTGGACCGGCTTGAGCGGCTGGCCGCAGCGTGGCCGCGCGTGTGCATTGGCAGCTCGGGCGCGTTCGCAACCATCGGCACTGCCGCATGGTGGGGCCAGATTGCCCGCGCCATGCGCGTGGTGTGCAACGACGACGGCCAGCCGCTGGTGAAGTTGCACGGCCTGCGCATGCTTAACCCAGAGGTGTTCACGCGCCTGCCGTTCGCCAGCGCCGACAGCACCAACATCGGACGGAACATCGGCATAGACCAGACTTGGCGCGGCAACTACATGCCGCCCAACAAAGACATGCGCGCAGCCGTGATGCGCAGCCGCATTGAGGCGCACAACGCGCCCGCACGCTGGGGCTTCACCGTCCCGGAGTTTCAACCTGCAGACCAAGGAAGCCTGATATGACCCTGAGCATTGCCGTTTTCGTGTACGCCGCCGCCATGACGCTGGCGAACCTTGCCGTTGCCACCTGGGGGCCGTGGGTGAGCCCCATCAACGCTTTTGTGCTGATCGGGTTGGACCTAGCGCTGCGCGACTGGCTGCATGTGCGCTTGAAGGCGTGGCAGATGGGTGCGCTGATCGCAAGCACTGGCCTGCTCACTTACGCGCTCAACCCTGCGGCTGGAATGATTGCGGTGGCGAGCGCCTGCGCCTTCAGTGCCGCCGCGCTGGTGGACTGGGCGACCTTTACGCGGCTGCGCGGTTCTTGGCTGTTCCGTGCCAACGGGTCGAACGTGGCTGGCGCTGCGGTGGATTCGCTGATCTTCCCGACGCTGGCCTTCGGCGCGCTGATGCCGCACATTGTGCTGCTGCAGTTTGTGGCGAAAGTAGCAGGCGGGGCGATATGGGCCGCACTGCTGGCACGCACACTGCAGCGAGAAGCGGCAGCCGGCTAACGTGAAGTAGACGGAACGCCAGGACCCGCCGCATTCCGCCTAACGCGCCTTGACGCCCAGCCACACAACGCATTAGCCCGCTCAATGCTCACCGCCACCGAAGCCGCCAAGCTCCTCTGCATCAGCCGCCGGGCGGTCTACGACCTGGCTGCCGCGGGTATGCTGGCGTGCTACCGGCTGGGCGTCGGCGGCGGCGCGGTACGATTCGCGCAAACGGACATCGAGGAGTACGCGGCGCGATGCCGATCTACCGTGACCGCAAGTCGGGCCAGTGGCGGTTCGACTTCGACCGCCGGGTCAACGGCCAGCGCGTTCGCCGGCGTCAACTTCTGCCGCCCGGGTGGACCCGCGCCCAGGCCGACGCCTTCGACCGCCAGGAAAGCGCGGCCCTGTACGCGATCGCGACCGGCGTCGCCCGGCCTCGGCACCACATCGACGACGCTGTCACTGGTTACTGCAAGCACCGGGCGCCAGCGCTGAAGCACGGCGCGAACGTCCAGCGCGAGCTCGAGCAGATGCGCGACTGGTGGACTGGCCGCGCGCTGGACCAGCTGCCGAAGGTCTGCGCCGAGTACGCGGCCGACCAGGAGGGCGCTCTGCAGCCGGCCACCATCCGCAACCGCATCGCCTACCTGCGCGCGGCCTGCCGCTGGTTCTGGAAGCGCACAGAGGACGGCGGCGAGGACCCTGGCGCTCGCGTGGTGTCGCCCACGGTGCGCAACGCCCGCGACATCGTCATCAGCCGCGCCGAGATGGTCCGGCTGGCGCGGGCCTGCCCGCACCCTGGCGTGCGGGCGCTGATCCGCATCGCCTGGTGGAGCGGCATGCGGGTTGCCGAGATCCAGCGCGCCGAGCGGCTGCCGGCCGGCTTCCTGTTGCGCGACACCAAGAACGGCTCGCCCAGGATCGTGCCGATGCACCCGATCATCAGCACGGCCAGCCGCATCGAGATCCCGCCGCGGTCGGTCATCGACTACTGGTGGCCGCTGGCCCGGACCGCGGCCCAGATGCCGCACGTGCGGCTGCACGACCTGCGGCACGCTCATGCGTCTGCGCTGGCGTCGGCAGGCGTCGACCTGGCCACGATCGGCCGCATCCTGGGGCACAAGTCCCCGGCCAGCACGCTGCGCTACGCCCACCACTCGGTCGAGCGCCAGGCCGAGGCCATCGCACTGCTGAGGCGGGCTCGCTAGCCAACATCTTCCCCACCTGCTGCGGCGGGTCGGTGGCCGAATCAGCGCTAAGCTGTTGATTTTATTGGAGGCGCGACCCGGAGTCGAACCGGGCTGGACGGATTTGCAATCCCGCCGCGCACTCCCCGCCATGGGTGCGCACCTGCGGCGTACAGCGCCGGATGTGCTCGAAGTGCGCCCAGATGGCCAAGAACTTCCCCACCTGATATAGCGCCGATTCTGCGTGTCTGAGTGCACGCAGCACGCCCAGAATCGTCGCTATCGCGCCGCCTTCAGCGCGTCGACGGCGGCGCCGTAGGCGCGCTCGCAGGCGAGGCCGGCGGCTCGGGATCGGTCAGCATGGTCTGCCAGCGCTCCCGCTGTGCCGTCAAGCTCCGCGAGCACGCGCAGGAGCCGGTCGGCATCTCGCAGGTCGCCGGGCATGCCGGCTGCCTGGCCTCGCCCGGCAGCGGAGGCAGGCGCACCGGGACCGGTGCAGCGGCGGGCGGCGTAACGCGCGGCGGCCAGCCGCAGGCCGTCAGCAGCAGCGACAGCAGCAGCAGCATCGGCGCGCAGGCCCTCGACAGTGGTGCGGGCATCTCGGACGATCTCCTCGGTTCGGTTGACGATCTCCGTCTCGCGGGCGCGGGCGGCCTCGACGGCCTGGCGGGCAGCGGCCTCTGCGGCGGCAACCTGGGTGGCGTGCTCGGCCCGCAGCTCGGCGATCTGGCCGCGGGCGATCTGGCCTCTGGCGAGCCAGCCGGCGGCGACGAGGCTGCTGCCGACGACGACAGCGGCGATGAGCTTGGGCCCGATCAGGCCGGGCAGCGGGATCATCGGCGGCCCGCTTTCCAGTCGCGCCACCGGGCCCACAGCGCGTAGGCGGCGCCGGCCAGGATGACCGCCAGCAGCACCCAGCGGAGCGGGTCGGCCTGGGCCGTGGTGTCGCGGGCCTGCTCGATGGCCGAGCGGGTGTCGGACAGCAGCGGCATGACCTCGACGACGGCCAGGCCGCCGGCGGCGACAGTTGCCGACCCGGCGCCGGCCGCCGTCGTCGACTCCGCGAAGGTGCGCTCCGCAGGCTTGCCCGCCAGCCAGCGGCCGACCCGGAAGCCGGGGCAGGCTTTGCTGCTGTAGTCGTTGTGCCCCGTCACCTTGCGGATGCCCGGGTGCTCGGCGCGCAGCTGCTCGATCAGGTCGCGCAGGGCGTCGGCCTGCTCGGGGGTGTAGTGCGCCTCGAACGCGTCAGTGGCCGCCGCGCCGTGGCCTCCCAGCAGGCACACGCCGATCGCGGTGGCGTTGACCTTCGGCTCGAAGGCCCCGGTGCGCTGGACCGGCCGGCCGGGGTAGACGCGGCCGTCGCGGTCGATCAGGAAGTGGTAGCCGATGTCCGCCCAGCCGTTCTGCTCGACGTGCCAGCGGCGGATCTCCGCGACCCGCTCGGCGCCCGTGCGCCCGGCCATCCACCCCGGCCGGGTGGCGGCGCAGTGGATGTTGATCTCGTCGATGCGCCTCACTGCTCGGGCGCCGGCGCGGGCTGCCGGTTCTGCGCGACCAGGCGGCCGATGATGATCGCCACGCCCATCAGGCCCACCAGCTTGTTCTGGTCGAGGCCGACCAGGCTGAGGATCGCCGACTGCTGCGCCTCGGGCAACGAGGCCCAGATGATGAGCAGCGTCGAGATCTGCACGCTAAGCCACTTCCAGCTCTCGCGCCAGTCTGCGATGAGGATGTTCTTCATGGGTTGCCTTTCACGTGAGACTTGAGCGCTTCCCAGGCCGCGAACGCCAGGAAGCCGGCAGCGGCCCACAGGCCACCGGTGACGAACTTGCCCAGCACCTCGGAGCGCAGCTTGTCGCGCCCCGTGGCGTCGCGGATCGCCTTCTCGTGCGCCATGCGGTGGCCGTGCGGGTCGCCGCCGGGGAAGGCCGACGCGAAGGTCTGGCTGAGCTTGTCGAAGCCGGAGTCGAGGTGATCCATGACGCGGCGCTCGTGGCGCTCCAGAGCCTCGGAGATCAGGACCTTCACGCGGTCCTCGGTCAGCTGCGGCTCAGTCATCGCGGCCTCTGGTCCGGTTTGCAGAAGACGACTCGGCAATCTGCCGTCAGCCCAGGAACATCACAGTCACAATCACGCTGTCTCCGAGGCGGTTCTTCACATTGAGCTTGCCGCCCGTGAACCACATGTTGAACTTGTTGTCCGTGTCCGGGTTGGCGCCGGAGGTCGATACCGAGAACACATCGCCGGACGCCACAGCAATCTTGTAGATCTGATTGCTGCCCGTGGCGAACAGGCCCTGGGTCGTGTACTCGTAGTTGACGCTGACCGCGAACAGGCCCCGGTTGTTCGTGAAGAACCGGCGGTCGAACGCGGCGCTGGCATCGTCGGCCAGCGATACCGACTGCACCGACGCGGCGCCGCCTGCGCGGCCAGCGGCGTCGGCCAGCGCCGCCCCGTGCAGTAATGGCGCCCGGCTCTGGTCGGCGCCGACGTTGTAGGTCTGCAGGAAGCCCTGGCACAAGCCGCCGCTGATCGTGCCGCCGTAGGACACCCCGCTCCCTGACGTGTCGGTGACGAATGCTTTGGCATTGGCCGGCGTCGTCAAGCCGTCGACGTTGACGACGTTGGTCGCCACGATGTCGAAGTTGGTGTCGGTTCCGTTCGTGGCCACGGCCGCGTTGGCGATCGCCGGCACGACGATGTTGTCGAGTCGAAGCGTGCCGTAGGTCGTGCCCTCATAGCCAATCTGCGCAATCCAGCCGATCGGGTTCTTGTTGACCGAGACGTTGCTGACACTGATTAGCGGGCGCAGAGGGGTAGCCACGCCGGACCCGACTCGCGCATCGACGATCGCGGTAATGTTGCTGCCCACTCCCGAGCCGATGCTGCTGAGAACCTGTATACCGTTGACGATGGCGCTGCCCGTGTCTTCGCTGTAGTCGGACCCCTGGAAGAACCCGACCAGCGTCAGTGCGCTTTGTATCGGGGACGTCGCGCCACCACCGCCGTATGGGCGATAGATGAAGGTGCAGTTGCTGACCGAGCCCACGCCGAGCTGGAAGTTGATCTCGGTCGAGCCGCCGTAGGCGGTGTAGTCAGCGTCGCGCATCACGGTCTCGCCGGTGGCGCTGCCGACGGCCTGCACTTTCAGCGCCCTGCCGCGGCAGTTGTGGTAAGTGTTGCCCGCCGACGTCAGGACCGATTGGGCGTACTGGCCGCTCGACGTGGACGGCAGCGGCGCGAAGAACTTAAACCCGTCCAGGTCGACGTTGTAGCTGGATCCCAGCGCATCGTCGGAGGTCACATTGATGTACGCGTTGCCTTTGTGCAGACAGTGGCGGACCCACTTGCTTGAGTCGTAGTGCTGCACCGTGATGCCGCTCGTGCCGTTGGTCCCCGGCGTGCCGGTGCCCGCCGCGCGCGTGATGTTGCGCACGTTGTTGTTAAGGATCTCAACGCGCTCGAACGAGCCCGCGATGTATGCACCGTTGTTCCACAGGCTGGCCGTCGCCATGCGGAAATCGATCAGCGTACAGCCATCGATGTAGCACGACGGCAGCGTGTCGCTGGACATGGCCGCGGTGTTCTCGATGCGGAGCGCGCCGGGCACCAGGTTGTCGCCGTCGAACGTCAGTCCCCGCACCGCAAACGAGTAGCCGGCGCACTGGATCGTGAACATGGGGCTCGTGGAAGCCGCGCCGGTGTAGACGAAGCGGCCCGGGCCATACAGTTCGACGTCGTTGGGCAGCGTGACGGACACCGTTGTTGCGAGCGAGTAGTTCCCCGGCGGCACGTACATGCGGCGAGCGCCAGATACGAGTGCCTGTGCCACGGAGTCGAAGTCGGTAATGGCCACCTGCTCGCGGAGCTTGCCCTGTGTCGTGCGCGGCTTCGCGCCGTCGCCCGCCTGCAGAAACTTCACCAGCCCCGCGCCCTTGTTGGACTCTCCCGTATCCTCCAGCGCCGCGAAGTTCGCATCCAGCTCGCTGGTCGGGATCGCTCCACTGCGCGCGGCGAAAGTGTGAGGGAACGCCATGTCGATGCCTCAGTTGGTCGACCTGCGCAGCACCAGGTCGATGCGCAGGTCCTTGAACGAGAAGGTGATGATTCCGCTGGCGCCGCCGAAGGTGAACGCGACGGTCTCGGTGCCGAAGTCCCAGACGACGTTGCCGCCTGGGTAGTCGAAGATGGCCGTCACGGTCGGCGCGTACCGGTCGATCGGCTGGGTGTACTGCCGGGCGCCGGCCGGTCCGACGTAGCCGCGCACGAGGGCGTTGGGTGTGCCGTTGGTCGATGGAAACCCAGCGTCGCGCCGCACGCTGTACTCGAAGACGCCTTTGACGACGACCTCGAGCTGGCCGGCATACGCGCTGGAGAAGGTGCCGCTGGGGTGCGCCATGTCGTCACACCGCGTTGGACCACGACACGCCAGTGGCGTCCGCGGCGAACCAGGTCTCGACGGTGGCGGCCAGGGGCGGCGCGGCGGTCAGCACGAGCTGCTGCACGCCCCAGCGGCTGGCCACGCCGATGGCGTTGACGGCGCGGAGGCGGAACAGGTAGCTGGCCGACGCCTTCAGCGCCGGGATAACGTGGCTGGACTGGTTGCCAGCCACGCGCAGGGTTTGCCATCCCGCCGCGCCCGACGGGTCGGCCTGCTGCAGCGAGTTCCAGGCCACGGCAGAGCCTGCCGCGTTGGTCCAGGTGACGGTGATCGGCGTCGTGTTCTGCCAGCCGACCGGCTGGTCGATGCTGCCGATCTGCAGGTACTGGATCTCGATGGCGCCGCCCTGCAGCACGCCGATGTCGGCGACCTGGTTCCACTGCACGAGCGCGCGCACGACCGGCTGCCCGTCGTCCAGGCTTGCGATGGCGGTCGTCACGACCAGGCCGCTCGGGGTGGTCACGACGCTGGGATCGGGCAGCTGCGTGTTGGGCGTCAGGTCCAGCTCCGCGAACCCCGCGTCCGGCTGGAAGATGGCCGCGGCCGTCTCCTTCAGCGTCAGCGTGACCCCGCCGGCCAGGCTGAACTGCCAGTCGACGACCTCGAAGGTCTTGGCCGACCAGCCGAAGCGCGCGAGCGTCACCTCGACGACGTCGAACAGCTCCAGCTGGTAGGCCCGCAGGTTGCACGACAGCGTGACGGTGAGCGCGTTGCGGGCGTCGCGCATCAGCACGCCGCACACGTGCTGGGCGTGGATCGCGTCGGTCACGGCGCCCAGCGTGATCTCGCGGGCCAGCTCGCGGCCGTCGGCGGCGATGTAGGTGCTGCTGCGCACCTCGGGCGAGGGCACCGCGGTGTAGCCCTGATCCTTGTCCGCGATCGTGGGCCGGTAGACGTTGACGGCCTCCTCTGCCGGCGGCTCGGGCACGATCTGGATGTCTTCCTCGTCGGTGAGCCAGTCCTCGGTGATGGTGGCCACGGCGGCGCGCGAGACGCCGGCCACGATGCGCAGCTGGCCGCCGGCCCAGCCGGCCTTGCCGGCCATGCTCTCTACGATCTCGGCCAGGCCCTCGGACGG